AGTATGATTGGATTTGGGAAAAACAAAGAGGTTCTAATTTTTTAAATTATAAATATCAACCATCTAAAAATTATGAAATTATTTCTGTTTTTTCTAATGGTGCAACTTCTTTTGTAAAAAATAATAATAATTGTCCATACAACCCACAAATGGTTGAGGGAATTCCTTATGAAATAAAACAAGGTAAAGGAGGAGATGCAGTTGTTAGAGAGGGGTCAAGAACAGGACAAAATATTATTACAAAAAATAGTGGAACAAGATACCCTAATGCAATACAAAAATTTAATTCTGATAAAGAAAAATTACACCCAACACAAAAACCAATAGAACTTTGCGAATATTTAATAAAAACTTATACTAATGAAAATGACACAGTATTAGATTTTACTATGGGTTCAGGTAGTACAGGTGTTGCTTGTAAAAATTTAAATAGAAAATTTATTGGAATAGAATTAGATAAAAAATATTTTGATATTGCTAAAAATAGAATAGAATCAAGCAATTACCAATCAAATTTACTTTCATTCTCATAAGTCTTATCCTCATCAGCTTTACGCATACATTCGTAATGAGCATGACCTTTAGGATAAAAACTTACAAAGCTATCGCTATTTAAAATCTCTGCTGAACAGTATCTACAATTTCCAACTAATGTAACTATGACTTTTGATTTAACCCAACTCTTATTATGTTTTGGCATAGTTAGGTCTTTTGCCTTTTCTTGCTTTCCTCTCTGCTTTCTTTTTTCTTGATACTGCTGCTCTCCTTTGACCAGAACTCATGGATTTAGCTTTGGCTAAAGGAACACATTTAGGATAATTTTTTCTTTTCTCACCTTTAGATCTACCACATTTAGGAAATGAACCATCGGATCTTCTATTAGCTATGTCAACCCAATTAGCTCTTACCCATGATCTTAAACCTTTTGACATTATCTTTTTCTTTTTTTAACTTTTTTCTTTTTCTTACCACCAGGTGTAATCTTACCTGAACATACACCAGAAGCATACATATTGGCATAGGCACTAGGGTACACTTTAAATTTTCGCTTCGCTGCTGCCTTACCTCTTGCACATAGTTTTGCCATTATTCAAACTCCTTTAATATTTTTATTTTTTCTTCTGCATTAGCAATCTTTTCAATTAATTTATCTACCTCATCAATGTGCTGTGGGTGTTCGCCAATACCTACACTATTGTTAAAATAAATTTTAATTGTAGCATCAGCTTCAGATATTTGAGCTTCATATCTTTTTTCTAACGCATCAAGAATTACTTGTTTCATCCTGTGTGTCTTTTCTGTACTGTAAATTTAGCCATCTTAACAGCACCTTTATGTGGTTTATAAGTACCTTTCATAAGTTTATATGAATTACCTTTTTTCATCCAATGAAACCCTTTTGGTGCTTTAACTGTTTTTATCATACTTTTCTCTTTTTCTTTTTTTTAAGTTTAGCAAAGTCAGCACCAGTTATTCTATCAAATGGTGCAGCCATTCTTGCTATCTTCATTTGTTTTTTACTATACTTTTTGTTTTTACCTTTTGGCATATTTATCTCCTTTTAACCCTCCGACCATACCCAACCATTAAAATGATTACACCTAATATTAATATTTGCTTACCATTTTTTTCTTTTTTTTCTTCTTCTTCTTCTTATCTTTTTTCTTTTTCATATACATAACTATCTCCTTTTGTTTTTACGACCCATATACCAATCGCCAGGTTCATAGTTCCATCTTTTACCATGATGACCTCTTAAATCAGCATACAGCATTCTTGCTTTGACTATTAATTTTATAATAGACCTTACCATTTTTTACAAGACCAATATCTTGCAGAAAATATATCTTTTGCACTAGCACATCTGTGCCTTGCTCTAAAACTTTTTCTTCTAGCTGGATTGTTTTTTTTGATTGTCATGTTGGCATCGCCATATCTAATAATCTTTTCTCTACCACCTTTACAGGCTTTGACTACAAATTTTTTACCACCCTGTACTTGTCGTCTAGGTGAATTACATTTCATTTTTGATTTATCTATTGCCATTAGTCTATTTTATCAACTCCATTAAAGTATTTATAATCAAATTCTACAACTCTGCAATCATGTTTTTTACGCATAGACTTTTGTTTGGCTTTAAAATCTATAGCTTTTTTTTCAGTTTCAAATATTGTGCTAGTAAACATCTCATATTTATTATTTCTTTTCCATACTACACAATATATCATGCTTCACTTTTTGGTTTAGGTGGTGGTGTTATGACCTCCTGACAACCAAACTTTGAATATATCTGATATTTATTAGTTTCTGATCTGCCTATCTCTTTAGTCTTATCTAACGACTTTTGGTAGCCATCTATTAGGCACTCATAATAACTATCATATACTTTAGGAAAAGTGTGGGGATCTAGGCAAGTGTTGGCTAGAGTGCTGCACATAACTATTGTAAGCATTATTTTCATTTATCATCCTTTTTCTCCTCCAACTCTTTGATTCTAGTGTTTGCGTCTTCAAGGTCTTTGGTTAAGTGTTCTAGTTTTTGTAAACACCTTTTATTAGCAGAATCTTTAGACTTACCTGCGTCTTGAAGCTCTGCAACTTCTTGTTTAAGAATACGAACCTGATCCTTATATTCGTTAATTATATCTATACTATCAGACATTTATTTTTTTTTAAATGTAGAAACACCTTTAATACCTAGAATTGTAGAAAATGCACCGACTACAAGAGCTTGGTAGAACATTGGAAGATTTGCAAACTTATCAAAAAATATATCTATCTTTGCTTGTATATCTGGATCATCACTAAACACAGACCAAGCCAAAAGCAAAAGGGGGATTGAGATGAGGATAAGGCAAAATTCATCCTTAAGATCTCCTTTATGTGAATCTATAACAGCTTTTTTAAATTCAACCTCACCATTTGCCATGCGTTCAGCCATTTTTAATTCAGCTATTGATTCTAATTCTTTGGTCTTTCTTCTATTTGATGCAATAGACATACCAG